GCTGGTGCTTCTGTCTACTTTGCGATTGACACCAATGACGCTGAAGTGGAGTTTCAGTTCTATGACATCGCTAGCGACCGGGGGGAGATCCAGGCGACACTACTAGAGGCTCCCGCTACGGTGACGCAGTACAACTACATCACCCCCAGGAACCTGAATAGGAAGTTCCCCGACACCGCAGCGGCATCATTGTCCGCTGCGAGCGCAGTCACAGGAGGAACACCTATCGCTTCCGAACTGGTCGGTAATACCGCTAAGGCTGGCGGCGATATCACGCGACAGAAGATCCACACGCTGCGTGACGATACGGTTTATGTTATGCGGTTCGTGAACGTGTCAAACCAGTCCTCCATAGTTCACATGAACCTGGGATGGTCTGAGAATGAGCCGCAACATTACCGACTCATTGAGCCCGTAGATCCTGCTTCCTAGCGGGTAAAAGGAAAAGCCCCCTTTCGGGGGCTGACCCTTCCGATCCTCTCACGCAGTGGCGGCTAGGAACTCCAATCGTGAGGGAATCCAACAACGCGTAAAAGCGAACCTTGTCGCTCTCATAGGATTTGGTTGCACGCTCCCGCTCCCAATTAGTCGGCGCGAGGGCGCGTGCCGCGCCAGAAACACGGAGCGCGTTTTCTAGTTTGAGCATCTTGTCGAACTTCCGGGTGTCCATCGTGGCTATCCTCTCGCGTCCTGCTGCGCCCCTAGGCGGGGACGCGGCCCTTGCCCTGGCATCCGTAGCAGACGTATCCGGGCCACGCCTGCGACCCGCCTGCGCCCCCACAGCGACCGCATGAGCGCATCCCCTGCGCTGCCCACTCTGCTTCCTTGGCTGCCCAATGCGCTGCGCGCTCGCGCTGTTCGTCTGTGACCTCAGGGCGTGGGGCGTGACGGGCGGCGATTTGCTCGCGCGCCTCACGGCGGCGGTAGCGGTCGCACGCGTAGGTGTGGATGACGATGCTTTCACCGTCGATCTCATACTCGCTCGCGCCGCTGATCGGCTCTGAGCAATACACGGCGCGTCGATCTAGCACGCCTGCGTGAGCGTCCACGGCGGTGCCACACGCGGTGCAGATTCCGGGGTAGCGGTTCGTTGTCATCACTTGCCCCCAATCGCGTCACGTCCAGCGGCGGTCAGGTTCCAACCGCTCTCGCTAGCCCATTCGATCAGGCCACGGGCAGACAGTTTCTCCGTCATCTGCCACGCGACGCCATGACCGATCCAGTAGGTGCAGCAGCCGCCTGCCGCGACTGTGTTTGCGTCGATAACGCGCAGCGCGTCAATCGCCTTGCGGGTCAGTTTCGTTTCGCTCATGGGTCTAGTTAAACAGCCTGAGGCTGTACCGTCAAGCCCAAATCGGGGGATTCCTAAAAGTTTCCGTTATGTCCGTTTTCCCGCGAGGGGTAGAAACGAGAAAGCCCCCGCCTCAGGGGGATAAGGCGGGGACTCTCTCTGACCCTTTTGGAGACTTACTAACGGCGCTCCGTGGTGCCGCACTCATAGTCAAGCAGACCCGCTAACCCCACGCAAGGGCTACCCGTCAGTAACTTACGACTCGTGCCACGGGCAATACACGACGACAGCAGCAGCCACAAGCGCAGCCGCCTCACGCTCCGTAAACCCCGAATCCACCGCGACCAACGCTAGAACAGCCTTGTCATACCCGTCATCTAGCGCGTCACAAATCGACCTGCCTACTTCGATGCTGGTTTCCCGGCTAGCCCTGATCCCCTCAGACGCAAGCAGCGATAGGTACAGGTCATCGTCATCCGTCGCGCGCTCAGGCGCGGGGACTGGCGCGGGAACGGGAGCCGCCTCCGTCACCGTAACGGTCGCCTCCGGGGTGGCTGCGGGGCGCGCACACGCGGTAAGCGCGATCATCACCACGGCAATAGCAATCAGATACTTCATGTTCATCCTCACAGGTTCAGCCATTGCGGATGATCCAACGTCCACCGCACAGTACGTTCCAACGATTGTTCTAGCGATAGCGGTGCTTTCCATCCGGCGTCAGCGATCTTCGACCCGTCAAGCGCGTACCTGAGATCGTGACCGGGACGCGAGGAATGGAAATCCACGAGGTCATAGCGCAGCGGTTTGCCTAGACAGTCAGCGACCATCTGCGCCATTTCCAGATTCGTTACTTCGCGCTCTCCCACGACATGCCATTTAGCCGGGGTGGGGGATTCCCAGAATGTCGGGGCGTCCTGCGTGAGAGCGAACAGCAACGCGTCAGCCTGGTTCCTCGCGTGCAAGTAGAACCGGGAACCGATCACGCCTTCCGGGGATGCGTGGATGGGGACAGGCTCTCCCGCGATCACGCATTGCATCACCATCGGCACGAACTTTTCCGGGTCTTGCATTTCCCCAATAATGTTCATCGTGTTCGTGATGACTAGGGGCATATCGTAGGTGCGCCAGTACCCGTAACCGATGGACTCTTGCGCTGCTTTAGACGCGCTGTATGGGTTCGATGGTAGGTACTGATCGGTCCACTCTTTGTGTGCGTGGCCCGGTGCTGCTGGCCCGTACACTTCATCGGTCGAAACATGCAAGATGCGTTTAATGTCGCGGCGTCGCGCAAACTCGAAAACGTTAACCGCTAAAGATACGTTGTTTTCGATGAACGGCGCAGGGTGCGTTATCGACCTGTCCACATGGGAGTCAGATGCGACGTTCAGGATGTAGTCGATCTCCCCAATCTCATAGTTAAGTACGGCGCTGAACGGTGCTGTCAGATCGTGGGTGATGACCTGCACTCTCTGGTAGTCATCGTCCAAACCCGCCACGGCGTAACGGATTCGGTCTGTGATTCCGCGATGCCGGAAAGACACAAGGCACACGATCTCATCGTCTGTGTTCGCTAGTAGGTGACGGAGAACGTGCGACCCTACGAACCCGGATGCCCCTGTCAGTAGTACCCGTGCCACGGGCTGCCCCTTCCTAAATCCAGTCGCTCTGCTGCGTGATGCTCAATGGCGGCGCAATGCCGTAACTGCGTGTCGGCGGTTCGAACATCGCTAACAATACGGCTTCCGCGCGGTCGGGAGAGTTAACGCCGCGCCGCTTCATATCGGCTTTCGATTCGATCTGCAAACGACCGGAAGCGTTAGCGCGGTAGGTGGGTGCCGCTAACTGCGCAATCACCTTCCGGTCTACGGCTAGCGTGCAATCCTGTTCCCCATCGCCGTCAGGTTGCAGCAGCGTCCGCAGATTCCACCACATTTCGGCGCGCTGGTTCGCGAACTTTTCCGGGTCGTACGCACGTTCCGCTACGTTCACCGCGACGATCTCTGCGCCGTGTCTGCCTTCCTTGCCCCACTCTTGCAGCAGGCTAGTCACACCCCACCCGACGCCGATAGCGTCAATCTTCACGCGCACTTTCTCCGCGATCCCACGGTCAGCATGTGAGGACTGTGCGCGGTGGATGTGTTCTAGTACGGTCCCCGCAACAGCAACAGCGTTATCGTTATTCGTGGATGTGTGAATGATGTGCGTACACAGCCCGTCAGCGCGCGCGATAACGAACTCATCACCACCGTCGGCGGCAACGTCCACACCTAGCCTCACCCTTCCTTCGTCGGGAACCGTGTCGGCTACCGCGTTCTCTAGCCAATCGACAGGGATAGTGGCGTTCGTTGTTGTGCGGGGGAAGCGCGCGTGGATGCGTGCCTGAACGAACGGGGCATCCGGCCCGAACTCTTTAATAACGTCATTGACCCAATCGGGGCTGACAAGGTTTTTCGCCCAATCCCCCACCACTTCACCCGTGAAATTCGGCGTCGAATACGCGTCAATGGGGATCACGTTGTACAGGTCTGAGTTACAGGCGCGTTCGAACCATGAACCTGTCTGATCTGTGGGCGGGTTGCCCAACAGCAACAGCCGTGTATGCCCACCTGTCATTAGGGCTTCGATAGCGTTACCGATGATTTGGGAAATGCCGCCTGCCTCATCTACTACGATCAGCAGATTCTCCGCGTGGATACCCTGCACAGCGGCTTCGTTATGGTCGGCGGCAGAGAACCCGTCCGCAATAACGATATCGTCTATCTTCCACTCCGTTGTCAGCACTTCACCGGGAAGGTTGTGTGCCGCGTGGAGTCTGCGAATGTGGGGCCACAGAATCCCGCGCACCTGACGGAACGTGGAAGCCGTCGTAACGACGCGCACTTTGTCGGCGGGATGTACAGCGACCCACCACGCGATAGCGCGCGCAGCGATATGGGATTTACCCGGAGAGTGGCAGGCAGGAACAGCGGTGCGCTTGTTGTCCCGCACGGAGTTCAGGATTTGTACCTGCTTGCTCCACACGGATTCGCCTAGCCCATCGGTCACGAACTTGACGGGATCGTTCCGGTACGGCAACCATCGCGGGTCAACACCCTCATAAAGCGCACTACGCAGGGACAACAATTTTTCGCGGTCCAACTGCATGAGGGCGGCGGCACGCTTACTGCGCGGAGCCGCTAACAGCAGATCGTTAGGATTCATCCTCGCCGTCGTCCATCGCCTCTAGCACGGACAGTAGTTCGTCTACGAGTTCCTGCTTCGATACTTCCACCTGAACGGGACCGTTATTGGGTCCGGTGATTTCGGTTCGCATGTGCCTGCCGAAAAACTGTGGGGCGGTGCGCTCTAGATACCACGCGGCTGCCTGCCAATTTTTCGGTGCCGCGTCTTGGATCATTTGCAGGTTCGTGGTGATCGCCTCCGAACGTGCCTGATCCACGCCCATCATAAAGTCAAGGTAACGTTGCTGCATTTCGTCTAGTTCCTCGCCTGCTTCCTGCATAGCAAGAGCGGCTTCCCCTTTACGCAACCAGTCATAGACGGTGCTGCGTGCGATCCCTGCTGTGGATGCGGCGTGTTCGACGTAGTTCCCTAGGCGCAAACTCTGAACAATGTGGGCGTGAACTTCCGGCGTTAGCCGGGGCTTGTGTGGGCGCGCCATAGCAACTACTCCTAACGGTCGGGGGATTGTGGCCCACGATCAGCATAACGCACGGTTAGTATTCGCCGCGTGCTACGCCTGTCGCGTGCGCTGCGTGTACCCAAATGTCCGGGCGCTCTTTCTGTCCGTCCTCGTAGTTCAGAAAGTCGATACGAACCCACCGCGATTCAAGGTGTGAGGACAGGTCAGCGACAGCGTTAGCGGCGTCCTCTCTGCCGCGCCTGTACCCTTCGATTGCGCCACGTTGATACGCCTCTTCCACGACTTCGTTAACGTCAAGTGTCATTTGGTTTCCCTCCTTTCATGTATCGGGTTAAACAATCTTTGGAACAGAAATCCAACATTTCGTCGTGGACGCGGAAGATCGTGAGCGTCTTAATGCGCGCTAGTTCTGTACCGCACACGCGGCACGCAAGCATTAGTCTGCGTCCTCTGGCGCGACCCGGAAGTCTTTAACGTCCATGATCACGCGCCACAGATAATCCGCTGACTCCCTATCAGGCGCATACTCCGCGAACCAAGTCATGCGCTCCACGAACTTGTTACGCATCGTGTCGGCACCATGAATAAAACTGTTACGGCGTACTAGATCGTACTGTGTCGGTGCCCCACCGGGGACCGTTATTGACGGGGTAGGTATCGCGTTGTCCGATCCTGATAACACAAAGTTCGCACCGCGCATCACCCAATCGGATAGACGATTTGTATTGCTCATGTGCCCTCGCAACAATCCATGCTTCCGCTTCCGTATCGGCGTTGCCGTGATTTTGGCAATCGTCGCAGTACCAGTACCAGCCTGCGAGTGTGCAACCTGACTGTTCCACGCTGTGCCGGATGATCTGTTCGAAAAGTTGCCGCGCTCGCGCGCGATGCTCTGCGTCGTTCATCGCTTAACGCACTTGTGCGGGAACGACTGGTAGTAACGTTCGTAGGGAACCCATATCCAGTTAGTGATTTGCCATTGCGACCACGGGTATTGCGTTGCGTCTACGCCGCGACCATTAGGGGTGAGTCCCCACGGTTGCCACCATCGCCCCTTGTTCGTCATATGGAGATAGACGATGCGCGCCTGCCGCGCCGGGTTCAGCATCGCGGCACGGGACCACCACCACTTACCAGAATGTGCGGAGGTCTGTATCTGAAAAATACCCAGGGCTCCGCTGAACCACGGGCTGCTTTCGGAAAGGTTCTGACCCTTGGATTCGCGCATGACAACCCCGTACGCGATGCGCAACGGGTGACCCTTAAAGCCTGCGTCTTGCAGAATTTTGACGACGCGGCACTCTCCCGCTTCCGCGCGAGCGGCTAACGGGAACCCAATAAGGATTCCCGCCAGCACGCCCACAATCAGCGCGTAGAGAGTGGCGCGCCTCACTTACTTCGCCGTTCTCGCAGAGCCTCCACATCTGGGCGGTTAAAGATTGTCCTGCGTCCCCGCGTGCCGACAGGAATAATCTGCCCCTTATGAACCATCTGACGGAGATTATTCGCCGTGACCCCTAGGATCGCCGCTGCTTCTACACTATCGACCTGACCCGCATCTGGTACAGGTTCCTGTACGGGTGCCGGGGCAACCGCCTCTGCTACGGCATGCGTGATCTGATCCCGCAGATTCGGGCTGTCCACAAAAGCGACTGACGGAAACTCGTTACTCATCGTTACCACGGTGCCCTCTCCGATTCGTTAGATGCTGCTGTCTTAGTTGGGTTTTCGATTTTGGGGACGATGCCGACTGAATCCGCACGAACCTCCGCGCCCGTGCGCTTTTGCCCATCCTTTTCATAGGTGCGCATTTCCACAACGCCTATGACGGTAACGCGGTCGCCTTCCTTAACGGTATCTGCTACCGCTTCGCCCTGCTTGCCCCACACGCTGACGCGATACCACGACGGTTCGCCGCGCTTCACACCTTCAGGACCGCGCTTAAACGGAGTCACCTTCACAACGAGCGTCGCGACAGCATCGCCACCATTCATAAACCGAATCTCAGGGTCTTTATGAACGAACCCCGTAAACCCGATTTGGGCTTCACCAGCCATGTTCTCTACCTTCCACTATTCGTGTTCCTCCGTCGTCGTCCAACAGGACACGGGAGCCATTAGGGGTTGTCATGGGCCATTCGCTAGGGTCAGCCCACGACGGCACAAGCCACCCATTTTCGTAACTGTCACGCGGGTTTTGATGCACCGATTCGGGCGCGATGTTGTGGCACGGAGAGCAAAGCGCAATCAGGTTAGATAACGCATCTTTGCCGCCGTGCTTGCGCAACTTCCGGTGATGAACTGCAACGGAATCGTAAAGGTGCTTCCCGCATTTTTGACACACGCGATCACGGTCGAATACGGCTTGCCGCATTTCGGGTTTCATAGCCTGCCACCGATCAGCCACATCACGGGCCGAAAGATTACGTTATCTATCGTGTTCAGGAAAAAGCGGTGGCACTCCGACAGCGCGGATTCGAATGTGAGCGCCGGGGATTCCGTACTGCTTTTCGCAGACCAGTCGCGTGACTTGACCGTCATCTGCGAACGCGATTCCCGTGAGCCCGTCCAATACAGCACGCGCCAGTTTGTCGATATCGGGTCTGACATACGGTGTAGCCCTCCGCGCACTTTTCGGCTGCTCAAGTGAAAACGTGATTTCCACTTGCACCGCTCCCGTTAGCGGCGCATCCATTACAGCAGCACACGCGCGGTAGATATCGTTACGCCACGCCGTTAGTTCCTTGTTTTTTTGGTGGACTACGCGACCGTTAAACACACTCATGGAACCCTGCGTGATCGGTTTTCCTGGCACGGTGAATTGCCACGACTCGCGTTCGCTACTCACGAGTAACAATTATACGCGATGAAATGTTACCCCTCGCGTTCGATGATCTGCCTGAGTTTCCGCACAGCGTTACGGAACCCGTAAACGTAGATCACGGCGTTGGGTCGCGCGGGAGTTGTCTGCATGATCGACCCGCCTCGTAAGTAATGGTGTCCATCACTTGCCCTCCGTCGTAACGGTGTTCGACGCAGCAAAGCGAATACGGGCCATATCCTGTTCGTACTGCGCTTCGCGTCGGCTAGCGCATGTAGTAACGACCGCGCCGTCTGCGAGAACATCCCAACCGTAAGTAGTGCGCTTGATCGTGACCTTCGGTGCGTTCATGTTAGTTGACTCCCTAGAGTTCGTACTGAGTTGCGAAGCGGAACACGGTCTTTGGATTCGCGATCTTTGCAGCCGCGTTATTCGCTGATCCCGCGTAGTACGCGTTGCGGTATTCGCTGACCATTTCTTCGCACATGCTCAAGGTGATTGCGGTTTCTGTGCGACGCGCCTTGACGCGAACAGCGAGCGCGATGGTCTTTGCGGCTTCGACTCTGCCCATCTTGATCAGCCTTCGCTCTTGCGTGCCGCTGCTTCGCGGATTTTCTCTGCTAGTTCTGCCACATACTGCTTCGTGGTGGATGGGCGTGCCGCTGCGTTACGCTTGTATGTGGCGTAAGCCTTGCGTCCGGCTTCCACTCGCTTCGGGTCTTTCATCATGTTCCCCTCTTCTGCGCTCATAGGTCTAGTTAAGCAGCCTGACCCTGCCCTGTTAAGCCCAAACCTAGGAAATCCCGAAAGTTTCCGAAAGGTCAGGAATGTACGATTCCCCCTAGTGGGGGCGCGACCTGAGAACCCGACAGGTCTGGCACTCCCGCAGCCCATACACCCAACCGCCACAGCCTGTGCAGCGGTGGACCATCACGACCGCTCCAAGTGGCGCAGGCGCAGGGTCGCCCAATCGTGTTCGCTCCGTGACCCTACTGGCGCGATTAGGTCAAGCGTGTTCGCGAGATCGCCCCGGCACATGCGGCACGGGGAAGTCGCATCCTCATAGTCAATCCACCCTTTAAAGCAGGGGTCGCCGTGCGTGCATACGCAATTCTGCTTCCCGCAATGTCGCTCCGGGGACGTATCGCTTAATGCTTTGCGTGATTCGTGTAAGTAACGTGCGTGCTTTTTCCATGATGCAACAAGGGTAGCGGGTGTGAGCATCGCGTCCGTCGCGCCGTAATGCTGTCGGATTGTGTCGCGCGCGAACTCTACTGTCATGCCGGGCGCGGCGTCGCGGAGTACGTCCTGCCACGCCAGCACCTTAGCCTCGTTGGGCGAGTGTCTGCCGTCTAGTTCGTTCGCGTAAATCAGCAGCCCTAACACTTCCGCGTCTGTCATGCCCCGATCTCCCTCTGTCCGAACTTCGCAGCGAGCGCGGCGTAGGCATCCATCCTGCGCTCTCCCCCGGTCGCTTGTCTAGTGCTTTTCGCGGGTAACGGTTCGTCGTCCCATCGCCCTTGACGCAGCCACGTTTGCGGGTGCGCGGTGAACTGATCTTCCCGGTTGGGGTCGTGGGCGTAACGTTCAGCGGCGGCGATGATCAAACCCGCGTCAGTCTCGCAGATCGCTTGCTTCCACGCGCCGTATGCAGCCTTTTTCCCGACGCGCCTAGGGTAGACCTGCCAGAACACTTCGAAAAGGGGGCTGTAGGAGACTCTGGCGTACGCGACAGGTAGGTCCGGGGTGACTAGGGCCGGGGGAATTTCCGGCTCTCTGTGTGGCTCTGAGGGGGTCAGTTCCGGGAAAGGCTCTGGCGAATGATGGATAGTAGTAGTTCTAGTGTTCTGTTCTAAGTGTTCTGTATTTATAGTGCGGTTTTCCGACTTCGCATAATCCGACTTCGGGTAATGTCCATTCATTTCCGTAATGTTAGGCGTTTGTGGGTCATCGTAGATGAATGAAGTCTTAGCGAACTGCCCCTTCGCATCCCGCTCAGTAACCGTTACTAGATACCCGGTTTCCCGCAACTCATCCAACCCACTCAAGACCGCTCGCCTACCGTCCGAATCAGACGACTCCGCAAGCAAATCAGCCGTAATCCGATAGTTGTCAGGGAACGAAAGCATGTAGGCCAGCAGACCACGCGCCTTATAGGACAGTCGGCGGTCCCTAATGACCTCGTTCCTGATCTGGACGAAATGGGACTCTGGGCGCGGCGCGCGAACGATCATCTATCTACTCCCCATGCAACTGACGGAAATGAAACAGGTCTGCCAAATCAGGTTCGTTCGCCGCAATCAGACGCGCGTAACGGCTAGTGAAATCGTTACTAAGCGCGAACGGTTCCCCTGTCCGGGTTTGGATACCGTACTGCCAGCGCAGAATCTCAAAGAGCATCTTAATGCTGCACTTTTCGTTACCCGCCTGCTTCCATTCACGCGCCAAACTCACAAGAGCGTCATACACCTGCGGGTTATCGTGATGGAACTTCACGAAACGCACTTCGATCTCATCGGGCAACAGCGCCATTTGCCGCGAATCGTAACGCGGTCTAGCCGCTGACGGGTCAAGCGCACACACCTGACACGATTCCCCGGAACAGGCGTGGATTTTCTCTAGACGTTCTATGTCGTCCCCAAACAATTCCCACAAACTCATTACCGATCCCCTCCGGGGCAACCGATCTCCCCTGTCGCGTCATAAAATTTGCAGTAGTCCCGGCAGAAACGCACCGGACGGTCACCCTCAGGTGGCGTATCCAAGGTTTCTAGTTCGCGCAGCCACTCGATTCCCTGCAACGCAAGTTCAGGATCGTACGGTTCGCTGTGAATCTGTACATGGTTCTCGTTGCCGTCGCGTGGAATCCCCACAAGCGTTACCGTTTCCACGATCTTGTCATTGCATGTGAGCAGATATGCGTACAACTGAACCTGCATACGCTGCTGGTCGCTAGGCCACGGGTGCGACTTGCTCGCAAGTTTGCTTTTTGTGGTCGTTTTCCAGTCGATCACTTCATGTGCGGCGGTGTCGTACACATCCACATGACCCGTGAGCCCGTCTGCGCTGACTTCCATTTCCGTTATGTAACGCTCACCGAAAGGGTCAAGTCGCGTGATCCGCTTTTCCAACTCTGTGTGAATCGCTGTGCCCATCCACGCAGCCATTTCCAACGTGTCAGGATTTGTTGTGCGCGTCCCGAACAGGCGATGCCACACCTGTGCGCGGCACCCTCCGATCTCGCTAGGTCCGACAGCCTTTTGCACAGACCTCGCACTCTGCTTGTTCGACATTAACGACAGTACGAAATTTTTATCCATCGCGGTCCCGCTTATCCCCGGTCATTCCCAACCAGTAGCCAAGCGCGAACACAAGCCCAACGACGATCAGGTCTATCAGGTTCATGCGATCACCCCATATCCATAGCGGCGCGAACCGCTGTGCCGACACTACGCGCAATGTCAATCTGTGTCCGCAGCCGTTGTGCGTTAGCGCGCGCAGCCCGGACGATAGCCTCACTCGTGTTCAGGCGCGTGAGTTCGCTCGCGCACTCTACTGTCGATTCGTCGTCCACTTCCTGAACCGTTATCTTGCGTCCCGCTTCCAGAGCGCGAGCGCGAATCGTGAGCCTAGCCCTCGCGGAGTTAATTTCGTACAGCGACTTAGCCGACGCGTATTCCATTTCCGCATGGTCTAGTTGCTTGTGCGATTCGTCGTACTCTTGCGAGAGCGCGACAAGTTTCGCTTCCACATCTGCCGGGGTGTAAAGGCGACTCATCACGCCCCCGCGTTCTCACGCAGTTGCGCCAGACGGTCAAGGATTCGACTACGCGGGGTGTCATCCTTGCCGTCGTAAAGCAGCGAATCCAACGCGCCCATTTCGTCTAGCCGATCATAGATCGCCTTTAGGTCTGCCTCAGTTTGCACGGATAGCATGTCACTCAACAGCGTGAACACGGCATCCGGTGGCGGCGTGAACTGTTCCACCGCGACCGCGTAACCCTCAGGCGGGTTCAGCGTGTGCCCAACAACATCGTTACGATTACCCCCGTCGTACAGGGACAGCCCGAACTGTGTGCCTAGGTTAATCGCGGCGCGCTTGAGCGCGTCCGACTCTGCCGTCTTGACCGCCATATCGTGCGCTTCCCCACGCTGCGGGAGAGTCGCTGAACCCACAGCGGCTTCCGTATATGTCGTGTCTCCTAGGAAATCTTCATCTACATGTAGGCGCAGACGCATCACTACTTTGTAGCCGACATTCCAACGCCCCTTGTCGTCCTGATCTTCGAACGCGAGATCAGCGGAGAGAACGTCAGCGGACCATCCACCGAAACCGAACACCCGGATAAGGTGCGCCTTAACGTCCCACGCTTCCAGATAGGACAGGCTCATCCCGCCCTGCTGACGGGATGACACGCGATGCTTCGCGAGCGGCTTAAGCAGCGTCGCGTATTGCTGCGGAGTGAGTTTCATCGTGCCCCTCTTTCTGGTTTACGCCTTGACGCGGGGCGATGCCTCACGCCATGACTTAATGGTTTCGGGCTTCCATAGCGGTGTGCGCCCGTACTGCACATCCGGGGCAGGCATCTTGCCGCGCGCCCGGTACGCGGTCACGGTAGACGGGGCTAGCCCCAATTCTCGCGCGACCTCTGTAGCCGTCCAATAACCTGACACGGTTCCTCCTAACGGAACTTGTTTACCCAATCGGTGATCTCATGCGGGTGCATGAAACTAGCGGAGTGCGTGACATTCCAAAAGTTCTCATGCTTGTCGTACTCGCAGTATTCGGCATGGAACTTCCCGCCACGCACAAACACTTCCACAAGAGTCCGATCTTTCGTGGCGACTTCGACACTATGAACGGTGGGCTTCGCAGCAGATGTTGACCAGTCCCATTTGATGCCCCCTACGTTCATGTGCGAGAGCGCGGGAGCGAACTCGCCCCATTGCCGGATGCTGTCCTCCACGCTAGTCATAAACCTATCGGGGAAGCAGGCGGGGCAGATGCACTCAGGCTCACAGAACCGTACGCCGTGACAGTCCGGGCAATCGACCCCAACAAGCGCAAGCGGGTTAATGTTGGCGGTCATGCGTCCTCCCTGTCGTGGCGCGGTTCGAACTCGCTGTCTGGCGCGGGGGTGGCGTCGTCGCGAACGATGTTCGACTCACACAGGTTGCAGCCGAACCAGTACGCGGGATAGACGGCAAGGTCGCTTTTCGCGATGCCGCACCACTTGCAGCAGCCGTCCTCATCCCACACGGGCGCTGCGCTGTCGGCGGCGATGAACTCCCGCGCTGCTTCCTCTGTGGGGAAGTCGCGGAGCGTAGACGGTCCCGCGCCCCACATATTGACCTGAACGGCGTAAATGGTGGGCGGCTGTCCGTCGCCCGTCCACGGGTTCGGCTCTGTGACTACTGTGTAGGTCATCGGGACCACGCTCCCTTCATGGCGGCGGTGCGCTCTGCGTCAAGCGCGAGGGCGGCGCGAGCGTCTGCCGTGTTGCCCTTGACCTTGACCCATCCGGCAGGCATCGCGCCTGCCTGCATCATCTTGCGGGATGCGACGTTGCTGTGCGGCCCCTGGTAGATGACCTGATAGGTGTCGCGGTGAATAATGGTGAACATTTGCTTTCCCCTCTGTCGTGCCCCGTGGGGCGCTGATAGGTCTAGTGAAGCAGGGTCGCGCTGCATAGTCAAGGCTAAACTGCCTAATTCCGTAATGTCTGTTTTAGGCGAGTCCGTCCACCCACCCCGCGACCCCCATACCCGCGAGGATCAGCACGAGGAACGCCACCGCTGCGACTGTCTCGCCGCGCCTAGTCAACTTCATTTCTGTTACCCCTTTCGCCTGTCTCGTCAGGCACGGGAGGCGATTCCCGTGCGACCCCTCGCGGGGTTTCGACTAACACTCAGTCATCCCACCCCATCCGCTTGCGACGGGCACGCTCTGACTTAATGTGTTCGATGGTTGCGGCCTTGTCCAAGTGGACAAAGTGTGTGACCAGTTCGATGCAGCGCCCGTACCACTCGTGGGCTTCCGCGAGTTTTCTCGCCGCATCAAACGCACTCATGGAGTAACGTCGATCATTCGGATCGTCTAACGCATCGCGTAGGCTTTTCGCTTCCGCGATCTTGTGGCGTGTCAGCCGTCGCCGCTCTTCGTTAACGAGTCGGACGCACTCATCTTCGATGATGTAGTTCGTGTATTCCAATGTGCGTTCGTAGACACGCACAATGTCGGACACGATGAGTGCAACATCGTCAAGACGGATGGTGCCCAGATCGAACACTCGTGTTTCCATGTGTGTTCCCCCTATTCTGTTATTGACCGCAGTTGTTTGCGATCTACACTCCATCTAAGCAGCCTGACGCTGTGATGTCAAGGGCTTTCGGTAACGAAACGATAACGCTTGGATTCTCAAAATGGACAAAACGGGACACCCAAAAATGTTTTAAAAATGATCTTGGACAACACTTGACAGGGCAGGGTGAGCCTGCTTAGATGGAGTCATGCCAACAGGGGCACACGGAAGGGGAAGCGCATGAAGTACGCAGTCTCTATCGAAGTCAGGGGCGGGGGCTACGTCTTTACGGAGGTGTCGGCTGCTGATCCAATGTCGGCGGCATCTCTGGCCCACGATGAAACGAAGGTGTGCGGAGACTTTACCGTCTACCCGGCGTACGGGGATGACGCGAACGTCGCGGTCGGATCGTACTCGCTCTAGTCGAAACCCCGAAAGGGGTCGTGCGGAACTGACCGGCCCAGGGGGATTGACCTAAAAATGATCCGGCCCCCACTTGACAGCGCAGCGTGAGGCTGCTTAGATGAGGGTATCGACCGAAAGGGGCAAGCAATGCAGATCGAATGGAACGAGCGGATCAGCGCCGACGAGGACACCGTAGACAGGTTCCTCGCAGACGGGATGGACGCACACAAGCCGTCAGACGCCGACTTGCAAAACGCGATCCAATGGCTCGCGTTGTACGGCGCGCAGGACCATGAGGACGCACAGCCGTTCGCTAACGTCATCGCCTATCTCATGGCGAAGTTGGATCAGCGTGAGCGCCGCGCAGCCATTAACGCGGCGAAGCGCGAGTACGCAGCAGCCCACGGCATCCCCGTTTCGCGAGTCAGGATCGCCCGATGAATCGGAAACTCACAGCCGAAATCCTGCATGGCGCGCGCATCGTAGATGCCAGCGGCGTCATGTGGGGTGACACCTACTGGAATCGCATTAACAACGGGCGTAAAGGCGGCAGCACAGATGGACGCGAGTGCATTTTCTGCGGTCGTAACGCTAGCCGTAATGGGAACTCAGATGGTGTGTACGTTTCCGGGGGCGGTGGCTTGATCGTCCACCCCGACGATTATGCGACCTACCCGCACGGAGGCGGCGATATGGGATGGTTTCCGGTCGGCGCTGAGTGCATTAAGCGGGTGCCGGAAGATTTCCGGGTGGACAATCCCTATGAGGACAGGGAAAGGATGATCTAAGGACTTGACGGCGCAGCATGAGGCTGCTTAGATGGGGTTATGTGAGGCTGCAAGGTGCAGCCGGGAAGGGGCCACCGCCCATGTTCACCACTACCACTACCCGCCCGGTCAAGTTCCACGGTTGGACGCTCCCGAAGGGCGCTACCGTAACGCTCACGCAGGTTCGCGTCGATATGTACTCTCCTGTTGAGCAGTACACCACCGCGAGCGCCACAAGCGCCGACGCCCCGTACGCAATCGCGATCCCCACGGACGCGCTCGCCGCGACCTACACCGAACTCGCCACACTCCCGTGGCGCACGGAGCGTCTGTACTAGACGCCACAAGCGAAAGAGCCCCGGCTATGCGACCTCCGCGACTCGCTGCCGGGGCTTTTTCCTGCGATAGAATGAAGTCAGCAACGTGTCCAAAGTGACCCCGCCCTAACGTGACACGCGTGGTCCCTAGGTGCCGGGGTTGCCGCGCGCCTAGGGAGCGGAATGTACCGGGTACTCATCGGCATTGACTACGCAGGAAAGCGCGTGGAGCCGGGTACTGTCGTGGACGATCTTCCCCCTAAGTCTGTGTCGTGGCTTGTTGCTCAGGGCGTTATCGAAAAGGCAGATGTTTCCGTTGCTGCCGATGCTGCGCCTAAGCCTGTTGAGCCTATTAAGCCGCGTGAGCCTCAGTCTCCTAGCAAGGGAGGCAAGTAAATGCCTACTTTCCGTCACGGTAAGCGCACGGTTGTGCTGCTGAATGGCACGGATATGTCGCCGTTCCTGAACGAAGCGACTCAGACGCAAGAGATCGAAACTGCGGAGACAACCACGTTCGCAGACGACGATAAGACGTACATCACCGGGCTAGGTGACGGCACGATCTCTACTAGCGGCCTGTTCGATGGAACCGCTAACGCATCTAATGCTGTTTTGAGCGGCGCTATCGGTCAGGAGGATAACCATTTCACGGTGTTGCCTGAGGGCGCTACAGCCGGGGCACGCTCCATTATCGCTAACGGTCAGTTGACTTCATACGAGGTTTCGTCCCCGGTTGGGGATGTTGTCGCCATTTCTGCGGAGGTTCAGGCAGACGGCGGCTTGTTCTCAGGGCGCGCGCTGAATGGCCTGCTTAACACGGGCACTTCCGCGTCACTCTCTGGGATTAACGACGGTGCTGCTACGTCAGGCGGTGGCTTGTTTAACTTTCACGTTACTGCTAACACGCGTGATGGTGCAGCCACGGTTAAGGTTCAGCACTCTGCCGACAACGCAACGTGGGTTGACCTCGTGACGTTTACGGCTGTTTCGGCGTCGTCCACCACGGGCGAGAGCATCACTAGCACGGGCACGGTTAATCAGTATCTCCGTGCAGCACATTCCCTCGCCGGATCATCCGGCTCTATCACCTACCACGTTTCGGCAGCAAGGAGATAACGAAAATGCCCACCTTCAAGCATGGTAAGAACGCTCAGTTCCGCATTGACGGAACCGCTGGTTCACTCGTTAATATCAGCGATACGCTCAATGAGATCAGCCTGCCCCGCGAGATTGAGACAGCGGAGACTACCGCTTTCGGTCAGAACGACAAGACCTACATCACGGGTCTGGGCGACGCCACGATTTCCCTGTCTGGCATGTTCGACGCCACCACGGACACCCTGATCGCTGGCAACATCGCGAACCTTAAGTCCGGTTCCGTTTCTAGCATCTCGTTTGAGTACGGTCCTGCGGGTTCCGCGTCAGCGCAGCCTAAGTTCACGGGCGAGGCTCTGATTACGTCGTATGAGGTTTCGTCCCCCGTGGGTGACGTTGTGACGTACTCACTTGAGTTGCAGGTCACGGGCGGCGTTACAGGCACCACGTTCTAACTATTCCGGTTTAGAACTTCCTACGTTCCCTTAGTGGGCCAATCGAAAGGAAAAAGTAATGGCAGCAGTAGGTTTGCGTGACAAGATTTTCGCCGCTCAGGATATTCCGACGGAGGTTGTGACTATCCCTGAGTGGGGTGTGGATGTTCTTGTGCGCGGTATGAGCGCGGGTGATCGCATCACACTCATGCAAAACGCGTTCGATCAGACAACGCAGCAGGTCAACATGAGCATCGTGTACCCGGATGTTGTCGTGGCTTGCACGTTCGATCCTGAGTCGAATGAGGCTGTGTTTACGGATGCTGATAAGCCTGCGATTCTGGCGAAGTCTAGTGCCGCTGTTGAGCGTCTAGCGAATGTCGGGCTGCGTTTGTCCGGCATCGGCAAGGATGAGCAGGACGCGGCGGGAAAAGATTCCTCCAAGTCGCAGAACGCAGATTCGTCTACGAACTAGCGCAGAGGTTGGGGAGGACGGTAGATGAACTCCTGTATGGGGGTCCGGGTCATCGTCCTCTCTCCTCGCTAGAACTGACGGAGTGGATTGCGCTAGAGCATTTGCGCGTGTGGGAGCAAGATCAGGCGCAGAAAAAAGCGCGAAAGGGTAGGTAGTCGTGGCTGTCGCTAATGTTGTCGCTAAGTTCGAAGCGGACATTAGTGATGTTCAGGCGAAAATGGCGGCGCTTAAAAAGTCGTTTAACGGTGCCGCCGATGATGCGGGGCGTTTGTCGGATCGGCTTAAGGCTGTCGGCACGGAAATGTCGCGTGTCGGCAAGGGCATGACTATCGGTGTGACGTTGCCGCTTGCTGCGGTGGGTGCGGCTGCTGTCAAGGCATCGGTCGATTTCGAATCGTCCATGAATAAGATTGTCGGGCTTGTCGGCATCGCGTCCGATGAAGTCAAGGCGATGCAAGAGGACGTGCTCGCGCTCGCGGGGCAGACGGCGAAATCCCCTGTCGAACTTGCTGACGCGTTGTTTGTTGTTACGTCGGCGGGTTTGCGTGGCGAAACCGCTATGCAGGCTTTGGAAATGTCTGCGAAGGCAGGCGCGGCAGGACTCGGTGAAACCTCTGATATCGCCCGTGCGGTCGCAGGAGCACTATCCGCATACGGCTCTGACGTACTGAGCGCCGCTGACGCAACAGATCAGATGGTTGCCACCGCTCGCTCAGGTAACTTTGAGACTTCACAGTTCGCTGCTGCTATCGGTCGCGTGTTGCCTTTCGCGCAGCAGGCAGGCGCGTCATTCGCAGAAATGGGCGGCGCTGTCGCGCTGCTTACCCGCGTCAATGGTGATGCGGCACAGTCAGTCACGCAGATCGCTGCCCTGTTCCGTGCGTTTGTTGTACCTACGGAAGAGGCTAAAAAGGGTTTGCAGGACGTTGGGTTGTCGGCTCAGGCGTTGCGTGACAGCATCGCGAAGCAGGGTCTACCCGCCACGCTGCAAATGCTTGATAAGGCTTTGGGCGGCAACCGGGAACAGTTGGGTCGCATCCTAGGTTCGTCTGAGGCTGCGTCTGCTGCGTTCCAGATTCTAGGGGCAGATGCGCAGACGCTCACCGACACGTTCGGTGTTGTCGCTGATTCTGCCGGGATGACGGAAGAGGCGTTCGGTGCTGCTGCTGATACTGCTGGTTTTAAGATGCAGCAGGCTATGGTGCAGTTGCAGGCAACGCTTATCGGCATCGGTGACATTATCGTCCCGGTTGTTACTGAGTTCGCGAAGTTCGCGAAGGTTTTGCTTGACGGGTTTAGTGCGCTCCCCGGCCCGGCAAAATCGTTGATCGTCGCGTTCGCGGGGATCGTTGCGGCGTTGGGTCCGATCTTGTGGATCGGCGGCAAGGTGCTGACGATGTTCGGGGTCATGGCTGCGGGCGCTACGACTTTGCGAACTAAGGTTACTACCGCGTTTGTGGGGATGCGCGCGTCTGTCACGGGTTTTGTTACGACGCTTAAGACGCAGTTTGCTATCGCGCGCGTGTCATGGGGCACGTTAGCCGCTAGCGCGAAGGTCGCAGCGGTAGGGATTAAGGCAGCGTTCCTATCTATGGCGTCAGCGGTTAAAGGTTTCATGGTGTCGCTTGGCCCTGTCGGGTGGGCGATCATCGGCGTGTCCGTCGCATATGAAGTGTTGTCAGGTAGGAGTGCGGAAGCGGAAGCGCGTGTTGCTGCGCTCACGGATGCTCTTTCGCAGCAGGGGGAAGCCGCGCAACGGGCAGCAGCGGAGGTTGTCGCAGGTGCTCTACTCGCTAACGAGTGGGGCCGCTTCATGTGGATTGAGAACAACGTTCAGGACTTTGAGCAACTAGCCGATATCGCCGGGGTTTCTATGGCAGAGGTTGTCTCTGCTGTCATGGCGGGTGGCGAACAGTTGGAAGCCGTCATCGCGTCGTTTACTGAGGCGGGGGCTACGGGTTTGATTGACCCGCTGCGTGCGGCTCAGGCGGTGCAGGCGATTCAGGCGCAGGCAGACGCGTACGTTCAGGCAGGCAAGGAAATTCAGATTGCTGACGAGTCCGTAGCGATTGGCGCGCAGGTTGCGGGAGAGGCGCAGAGGTCGCTAACGTCGGCTACGGTGGCGTCCGCTATCGCTATGGGTAACGCTGCGGGTCCGACGCAGGAAATCGCTGACGTTACTCGCACTACTGAGGCTGCGGTACGGGCACTTAAAACTGCGTTCGATGAATTGAACGGAATTCTGAATCAGAGCGCGGCGCAGGATCGCATGACTACATCGTTGCAGGCGATGAAGGATTCGTTTGCTGATGCTGAGTCGTCTGCGATGGATAACCGTGACGCTATTCGCGGGTACATGGGTGACGCTATGGCGTTCGCTAAGACCCTTGACGATCCGCGCAAGCAACTCAAGGTCATGGAAGGCGCGCTTAAGGATGTAGAAAAGCAGATGAAGGCGGGTGAAATTGACCCGAAAACATCGAAACTTTATAAGGATATGAAGGGTGCGGTTAAGGCTGCGCGCGATGAAGTAAAGGAAATGGGCGATGCGGTAACGGAGGCTAAGGAAGCCGGGGTAGATGTTGCTGATGCTATCGCTCAGGGCATCACACAGGGTATGTCTGAGCAAGAGTCCGCGCTGAACGCGGCGGGAACTCTAGCGGGGGACACTACAGCAGAGGGAATCCACGACGCGTTGGGTATCAGTTCGCCGTCTACGGTGGCTATGCAGGCGGGACGCAACACGGCGTTGGGTCTAATTCAGGGACTTAATCAGATGCGTTCTGCCGCGTCGGGTGCTGGCATGAACGTGGGCGCGAACATTGTGCGCGGCATGTTGACCTCGCTGAATAATGGTGAGGGTCCGGTGGCGGCTGCTGCGCGCAGGATTGTGGCGGCGGCTATCGCGGCTGCGAGGGCTGAGTCTCAGGAAGGTTCTCCGTCGCGCGTGTTCATGGGCATAGGCCGGAACATGGTTCTAGGTCTAGCGCAGGGCGTGACATACAACATTCCTAGGGCGCAGGGTGCGGCGACGAAACTTGCGAAGTCCCTTGCCGATGCTTTCACGCAGGCACTTGCGGCTAACTCCGGTTCAGTCGCAGGGGCAATCTCACAAGTGTTCGGGAACATCCCCACGAAATCACCGCTTGAGGAACTGCTAGGCGTTAAGGGCGCAGAAAAGTTCATCAAAAACAATAAAAGGGCTCTTGCTGCGTTGCTTGAGTTGGGCGAAGCGATCGACCGCATTAACGAAAAGGTGTTGTATGCGGGTGAGGCGTTCGCGTCTTTGGGTGATCTTGTCGCTCGCCCGTTCGGTCGCGAGTCGCAGATTACCGAAATGTTCGGTAGTGAAGCCGACATAGATAGTGTGATTGACGGGTTCCTGTCTATCCGCGATCAGGTGCGTCAGGCGTACTCTGTTTTGACGGATGCGTCCATCGTCGGGGAGAAGGCGGCGGCGCGTAACCGTAAGGAAATGCAAAAGACCATTGGGGAATTGCGTAAGTTGTCGGCGCAGGCTGTTGAGTTGCGACGGCAGTACGACACGGTTATGCAAGAGTTGGAAACGCTGGAACAGTATTACCAAAAGTCCATTGCTGAGACTAATGCTTTCTACGATGTTGCTGAGAAAAAGGCAGAGGAGAACATTAAGGCGATTGAGGATCGCTGGGCTGCCGCAATCCCTGGCCTAGAAGCCGCGTTGAAGGGTGCGAACGAAGCGTTCGACAAAGAGAACGCCGTGCTACAAAGGCTCATCCAAGAGCGGGATCAGTTCGTCGGGCAGATCAAGTCCGGGTTCCGTTCGTTCGTTAATAGTCTGTCGTTCGAATCTAGTAAGGCGTCGAAGCAGATTGTTAAGGAAACGAAGCGCCTTGCTAACGGCATAACGGTGACGCTTGAGCGTGAACTGGAAGTTGGGGGCGGTCCTGCTGCTATCCGGCAAACGTTGGAAGAGCGTCTTGCCGCTGTGCGTGATTTCTCCCGCAATATTCGCACGCTTATGCAGCGTGGGCTTGACCCGTCGTTGGTTCAGGATTTTGTTTCGGCGGGTGTGTCGGGTGCGGGTGACGCGGCTGCTGCTTTGGCTGCTGGTTCGCAGGAAGATATCGCGGCGATTAACTCTGTGCAGGCGCAGTTGCTCGCGGAGGCTGACGATTTCGGTGCGTATGCGTCGGCTCAATGGCATGACATTGGGGTGGCGCAGCAGCAGGCGATTGTTGGACCGCTTGAGGTTGCGCGTGATGCGGCGCAAAAGGCGTTGGATGATGCTAATGATTTGCGTGATGAGGAACTAAAGACCGCTCGCGATCATTTGGAAACGCTCAAAGATCAGCGCCGTGATGCGTTGCTAAAGATTGAGGGCATCTATCTTGCGGAGAAAGCAAGGCTAGATGGTGAAGCGACCAAACTACAAACGCAAATGGATAAGGTCGCTGCGAAGATCGAAGCGAAGATTCTCGCGATGATGAACACGACAGCGGTTAAGAGCGCCGAAGCGGGCATGAAGGCTGGCGCGGAACTGCTCGCAGGGTTCCG